GAGCAGATTTCCTGATGGCGAGATCGTGCAAATTGACTTCTCATCGCTTGAGCCCAATACGTTCTTAGCAATGCAGGGCAAGCAGTTCACGGGTGACGCTTACTCTTGGGCCGCTGCACAGATCAAGATTGATGTCCCGCGCGAAGTGCTAAAAGTTGCTGTCATGTCGGCGCTTTACGGAATGTCACCGTCTAATTTTGCCAAGAAATTTGCCGACATTCCTGATGCCAATGATCTGCTGTTTCAAGTGCGTGATGCTTTTGGCGTTGACAAAATGAACAAGCACTACCGCGAGCAGCTGGAAGCTGAGGGTCACATCACTAATCATTACGGTCGCATCATCAAGTGCGACAAGAAGTCGCCGCTCGTCGCGCATGCAGTGCAATCGTCTGCTGTTGACGTTGTCTGTCAAGGATTCACAGTGCTCCTTGATGAATTTGAGAAGGACGCCCACGATATCGTGCCGCTCTATCTTATCCATGATGCGCTGATGATTGATGTCACACCCGCAGCAAAACTTCATTTGCAAGCGCGTCTACAAGACGGCGTGTATATTGAGTCACTTGGTTGTAAAATGCCCCTTAAACTGAAGATGATTAACGCATGAGCACCGACAACATCGAAAGCAATTATAATATTTTCGTCAAACTCACACAAAAGTGCAATGATAGAAAAGAAGCACTCACAAAGCTCGTCGAGCTGCTTGGCGAGCGTCTGGCAGTCTGTCCGGCACACGATCGTCGTGAGAGATCTACAGCAAAGCCCGGCGGTCTGGTCGAGCACAGCCTCAATGTCGTCAAGACGATGCGCGCAATTGAGACAGCGACAGGACTCGGCGTCAGCCCGGAGAGCCTGATCCTTGTCGGGCTCTACCACGACATCGGTAAAGTAGGCGATTTTGAGTCTGACTACTATCTTGAACAGACATCAGACTGGCATCGTGATAAAGCAGGCATTCTTTACACATACAATCCCGTAATGTCAAAGATGCCGCACAGCCACAGATCACTTTCACTTCTGCAGGCAGCTGGCGTAAAATTGTCAACCGATGAATGGATCGCGATCGCTGCAGCGCAAGGGCCGTCGCTTGACGAGAATAAGTTCTATGTCGGTGGCGAATCTCCACTCACACTACTTACACAAACTGCAATTCGGATAATCTCGCAAAAAGAGAAGGTAAGTGATACTTAATAGATGTGAGCAAGTCGCAAGAATCTAAATCAGGTTGGTATTCCGGTCGCACAACGGGCATCCCCGTTGCTGGCGCTGTCGGAGGCGGGGATGATTTCGCGCAGAGAATAGCCAAGCCATATATACCTGGGCGACCCTCACAAGGTGGTATGAGCACAAGTGCTGATACCACCTTTTCTCTTTCGATGGGGAGCACAATTCCCGACCCAGAAGAAGACAGGCTGGAAACGTTCAATATTGACGCCCTTAGCACAAGCAAGCTGCCGGGACCAAGAAAAATTCCAAGATGGCTTAAGCTAAATAAGAAGCAATACTTTCAGCGCCCGCTAGGCGAAATGCTTAATAATGACGAAGATGATATGATATCTGGACATGAAGAGCTCGAAGCTGATCTTGAGGAATTTTCTGGAGCGGGGGCGGTCGCAGGATATGTCGAGCCGCTCCACGGGCCCGGTGGCGGCGCGCAGTCTCGCAGGCAATTTTATGATCGTATGGCAAGACCCTACGGGGCAAAATATTTACGCGATCCACTGAAAGCAACAAAAGCGCGACCATAATTATAAAATGAAGCGTTGGTTCGTATGATACCTTCGCTTCCCTTCTAATCTTAAGAATACTCTTTCGCTTAGAAGTAAAGCATTAACTATTAATCATTAAGTAGGGACATCTAAATGAGTATCGACTTTGACGCGCTTCGCAAGCGTCTTGACAATCTGTCTGGCAACAACAAGAAGAGCAACTCCTCCTGGAAGCCTAAGGAAGGCGAGGAATACACGATTCGCCTCCTCTCTTTCCCAAATAACGAGGGACAGCCGTTTAAGGAACTCTGGTTCTATTACAACATCGGCAACAATCCCGGTCTCCTCGCGCCCTACCAATACGGCAAGGCAGACCCCATCCAGGATCTGATCAATAAGCTTCGTGATGAGGGGACCAAGGAGTCCTACGAGCTCGCCAAGAAGCTCTACCCGAAGATGCGTTGCTACGCTCCTGTCGTCGTCCGCGGCGAGGAGGAGAAGGGCGTCCAGATCTGGGCGTTTGGTAAGCAGGTCTACCAGTCACTGCTGGGCATCATGCTTGACGAGGACTACGGTGACATTACCGATCCTGAGAGCGGTCGCGATGTGAAGGTAAAGTGCTTCAAGCCGCCAGGCAAGAAGTATTCTGAGACTGAAGTAATGCCGCGCGGAAAGGCATCATCGCTGACTACGAATATTGCGAATGCTAAGCAGTGGATCAACAACATCCCAGATGTGTCTAAGATGTTTGATCTAAAGACTACAGATGAACTGACGAAGATCGTAAACGACTGGATCAACGGCGGCATGCAGGACGGCGACGGCACTTACAAGGGCGGCAGCAGCATGTCTGATGATACCACCACGTCTACCACATCAGCAGCGAGCCAGAAGACTTCTTCTGTCACAAATACAGCGCCTCCCGTCGCCAAGAAGAGCGGTGGAAACTACTCTTCAATTGATGACGCGTTCGAAGATCTAATGGGCGATTGATAACCTAATAAGCACTGAACAGGACGTGGGTTGTAATCTAGCTCACGTCCTGTTATAGTATGCACAGGAGAAAACATGGCAAGAGTTCCTAAAGAAAAGAAGACCGTTGATGATCTCGGTGGTGATTTTACTGCTGAACTTATTTCATCGCTTAACAAAGAAAACGGCTCAAGAATTGCTTATAACTTAGCTGAAGATGAGTCACCCACACATGTTAAAAGTTGGGTGTCGACAGGCTCTACACTTCTTGACTATATTGTTTCTAATCGTAAAAATGGCGGTCTGCCTGTCGGTCGAATTATCGAGATCTTTGGTCCGCCCTCGATTGGCAAGTCTCACATCGCAACGCAGATCGCACGATCAACTCAGCAGATGGGTGGAATTGCTGTCTATATCGACACTGAGAATGCAACATCAGTAGAAAATCTTCAGGCGCTCGGCGTTGATGTTACTAGGCGTTTTGTCTACGTTGACACACATTGCACAGAGGAAGTTTTCGACACAGCTGAGAAGACCATTCTAAAAGCAAAAGCAATGCAGAAAGACGTCCCAATCACTATTATCTGGGACTCTGTCGCGGCATCTTCACCTAAAGCAGAGTTGCTGGGTGACTATGATAAGGAAACGATCGGTCTTCAGGCGCGAGCAATCTCGAAAGGTATGCGCAAGATCACAGGCGTCATCGGTGATCAGTCTGTGCTGATGATTTGTCTCAATCAAACACGAACTAAGATCGGTGTCCTCCACGGCGATCCGACGACAGTGCCGGGTGGAATGGCAATCCCGTTCCACGCATCAGTTCGACTGAAGTTAGGTGCAGGTCAACAGATCAAGAACAAGAACGACGATGTCATCGGCATCAACGTCTCAGCAAAGACCATTAAGAATAAGGTCTCGCCGCCCTTCCGACTTGCTAATTTCCAGATTCACTTTGGAAAAGGTATTGTCGAGCATGAGGAGATCTTTGATGTCCTGCGCGATGCAGGCGAGCGCCAAGTCGGCAACAAGATCATCTGTGTCTCAGGCGATGGTGCGTGGAAGGTGTTCACTGTGACTGACTGCGACAAGGGCAGCACGATCATCGAGAAGAAGTTCCACAAGGCTGAGTTCGGCGAGATCATGCGGACGCCTGAATACAAGACATACATCGAGGATCTGATCGATGCTGTCATGGTGAGAACGATAAACGACGCTAATCTTGTTGCTGACAGCGATGAGGAAAATGAGTGATCTGAATAGATCGCAAACCGTGCTGCTGGTGGACGCGATGGGCCTGTATTTAAGGCACTTCGTCGCCCACCCAGCAATGGGTAAAGACGGTCAGCATGTGGGTGGAATCATCGGTTTTCTAACTGATTTAAAGAAGATTGTCGAGAGATTCAATCCAAATCCTGTTTATGTTATTTGGGAAGGCGGCGGGTCTCCACGCCGGCGTGCAATCTACAAAGATTACAAGAGTCATCGCCGTCCTGAGCGGCTCAATAGATTCTATGAAGATGATATCCCAAATACTGTCACCGGTCGAGATAATCAAGTTAAAATACTTGTGAAATTGCTCAAGCTTACACCGATATGTCAAGTGTATGTGCCTGACTGTGAGGCCGATGATGTTATTGGTTACATGTCACGATATCACTTCAAGGACGCGTTGAAGATAATCCTGTCAGCAGACAAAGATTATTATCAGTTAATATCTGAAGGTGCGATTATCTACTCACCGACATGGAAGAAGCTGATCCAAGAACAAGAAGTTGTCGACCGATTCGGTGTGCATCCGGTTAACTTTGCGCTCGCAAAAGCCGTCTGCGGCGACGACTCTGACAACATCCCAGGCATTGAAGGTGTCGGCTTCAAGACCCTGGCGAAGCGATTTCCAGCTCTCGCCCTCGACACAAGTGTAACATTGCAAGAGCTGCTGGCCGAAGCGAGTCATAAAGTCGAGTCCGGATCTAAAGTGCAAGCATATAAGAATATTGCAGACAATGAAGTGCTCATCCAGCGAAATCTGTCACTTGTCACGCTCGACACTGCCAATCTGGCTGCTTACCAGATTAAACGAATTAACGACATCTGTGATAATTTTAAGCCTTCACGTAATAAGATTGAGTTCATACGAGCCTTGCTCAATGAGGGGATTCAAACCTTCAACGTCGATCAATTATTCCTAGCATTATCACACATTCAAACGAGCTAGCATGCAAGATCCTTATTTTAAGCAATATGGAAAAAAGTTTCAAGAGACAATTTTCCAAGGCTTGCTAACAGACCGCACCTGGGCGACTCAAATGATTGAGATCATGTCGCCTACCTTTTTTGAATTAAAATATCTGCAATATCTGACCCAGCGCTACTTTGATTACTACCAGAAATACAAGGACTTTCCTACTTTAAGCCTGCTAGTCACCATCATTCGTGACGATCTTAAAGAGGGCAAAGATGTTATTTTGCGTGATCAAATTGTAGAATATCTGCAACGTATCCGCGTCAACCCAGACATGGGTGACGTCCAATACGTCAAAGATAAGACACTTGATTTTTGCAAAAAGCAGGCAATGAAAGAAGCACTTGAGAAAGCTGTTGAAATGATCGCAACAGATAATCTTGATTCTGTCATGGACCTCATGAAGCT